CTTATTTATCTAATGTAATATAACAAGTCTTACATTAAGTTAGTTACTATAACTCTTCTGTAGTAAATGTTAGCATTACGTGTTAATGCACCGGTTCCGCCTGAGTTTGCGAAAGGATTGGAGACCATGCCGTAGCGAGTCTTGAATCCGATCTTAGGCTGGAAGGAATTTTCACCAACTGCACGAACCATTTGTAATGGAACATATGGGCAGTAGAAAAGACCAGCGTCATAAGCACTTGAACCTTTATACCCAACAACAAACCAATTTGTGGTAGCTGTTGTAGCATATGGATCAACATATACTTTATAACGACCATTAAGTACACCAGCAAATGTATTACCTGTATCATCAACATTAAGATCTGTTGACATTGCAGGTGCATAGTCAAGAACACCAGCCATTTGAAGGGCTGAAGCGACATCAGATGAGGTCATGATAATATTACCTTTTCCTCTTCGTGTTGCCTTACCAATTTGATTAGCTTCACGCTCAATTTGGAATAACAAGCCTTTAAACTTCTCAACCATCCAACGACCATTTGAATCAACATCCATGTCAAATGTGCCGGCACTTGCTACGTTAAGAGCAGCACCAACAGAGGCGTTGTTGTAAATTGTTCTGATAACTTCACGATTGATTTCCGCAAGTACTTCAGAACTAAGAATGTTAGAGAGCTCTGTTTCAGCATCCAAACCGTGGATAGCTTTAAGATCTTGAGCTAATTCCATTGTGTACTCACCTTTAAGAGCACGTGTCTTGGCTGTAACAGTTACCTTATCGATACTGAAAGCCATTTGAGCAAACTGTGCTTCACTGGAAGAACCAGCTAAAGCTTCACCAACAGTTGTTGTCATACCTATACCAGCGGTATAAGCACCGGCTGAAGTACCAACGTCAGCTGGATTTGAAGCGATATCACCTTCTGCATCTACTGCAGCACCACCAAAAGCTGTATTGGCTTCATCAAATAGAGCTTCCGCACCACCTTGACCAACATCCTCACCACTATAGCGAGACTTCATAGCAAAGATTAAACCAGTAGGTCCTGTCATGGGCTGAACACCACATACATCATAAGCAATTAATTGAGGCATTGCTCTACGAACCAGGGAAATTAGAACTGGATCATAACCCTTCATACCGGTAGCACCCATATCAGCAGAGGCGTTACTCGGACCCGCTTCTAATAACATGCCTGCAGTACCATCTTCAGCAATTGCCTTTTCCTGGTTTTCCAAGAGAACGGCAGTGACAGATTTTTTATAGCTGTCTTTGATTGGCGGAAGATCAGGGTGATCGAGGACTGGAGCCCACTTTTTTTGCATTGTTTCTGATAAAAACATATTTATTCTCCTGAATTTTTAAATTTATTATCTAACTGTTCTAGTAAGGGCTGACATATAATTTTTCATGACAGTATCCTTTACTACATCAATTTCTTCATCACTTTCGTCATTATTTGTTACTTCCTCGACAAGAGTTTCGGCTTTACCGGCACTCTTAGGAAAATAATTCTCTTTAATTACTTGAACCTTTTGTTCAAATTTTTCTGCATCTTCTTCTTGAACGCCTTCGGCTAATTCTTTCACTTTCTCAGCTTGTGTATCAGAAAGGTCAGAAGTCATATTTCGAACAACTTGTTCTTTTTTGTAACCAGAGATTTCTTTTTTAAGATCAACAGCTTCTTGAATTTGTGTATTTAATTCACCTTCAAGATCCTCAACCTTTTGAAATAGATCATCGACAACATCAACTTTGTCTTCTGGAATACTGATATAGTTTTCCTTAAACAGAGTTTTGATGCCATCCATGAATGTTTCAGCAACTTCGACTTTAAGTGCATTTTCAATTGCAACTTCGTTCTCTTTCATCCACTCTTCAGTGACATAATCGAGATACTCGTCGACGCGATCAGTTAACTCGTTGCGGAATGATTCTTTTTCCTCTTCAAGTCTCTGACTAAATTGTTCTTGCATGTGGGCATGCTGTTCAATCAACTTAGCATTAACAGTTGCTTCGAAGATTGTAGTAGCCTTTTCAGTAAACTCTTCTGAAAGCTCCTCGCCGGCAAAAATTTCACCAACAGCTTCTTTAGCACCTTGTGCAGAAACCTTAGGTGGAGCTTGTTCAGGTGGCTTACCTGAAGCATCGAGCTTTGGTGTAGCATCTTTACCAGTTGATTGAGGTTTAGAAGCAGCTAATTTATTTTTACCATACTGTCCACCACCAACTTCACCAGCTAGCTTCTGCAATGTTTCCTTGCTCATGCCATTCATCTTGCCCATGACTTGTGAAATAAGACTAGCTTTGCTGACAGACGCTTTCTGAGCATCAGCAGGAGTACTCGAG